GTACTAATTTATCATTAGTAGGAGTTTATAAGTTTTACGCAGTTGGTGCACCTTATGATACTAATGCATGTTGGACAATAACTCCATCAGCAATGGGTGGAACTTTCTCAACTATGATGACATCTCATGTAGATTGTGGTGATTGTGCAGGAACAACAACTAGTAGCAGTACAACAACAATGCCAACTACAACTAGTAGTACAACAACGAGTAGCAGTACAACAACAATGCCAACTTCTACAAGTAGCACTACAATGTACACAAGTACAACTACAATGCCAACTTCTACAACTAGCAGTACTAGTACAACATCATACGACCCGTACTCTACAACTAGTAGTACAACAACGTTCCCTACTTCTACAACTAGTAGCAGTACAACAACAATGTACTATTCAACAACAACAATGCCATAAGATATGAATCCAGTTTATATAGGAAATACACTTATTAATGATGTGATGTTAGGAACACAAAGAATGTCTGACGTTATTGCACAAACACAAGCATTACCTCCATTAACTATTGAATGGTTATTATTAGGAGGTGGCGCTGGAGGTGGAGGTGCTAATGGTGCAAATAATAATGGTGGTGGAGGTGGAGCAGGTATATTTGTATCATCATCTTTTATAGCACAACCATTAACTACAAGTAATACAATAATAATTGGTTTAGGTGGTAATGGCGGTAATAATACATTTGGTGCACAAGGTGGAGAGAGTACTATAACAGGAACAATAAGTCAAACTGCACCAGGTGGTGGAGGAGGCGGTAAAGGTGGAAATAATGCTGGAAGTGCTGACAATGGTAGAGCTGGTGGCTCCGGTGGAGGAGCAGGTGATAGTTCAACTGGTGCTGGTGGTGGAGTTAGTAATGTTGGAAGTCCACTACAAGGATTTTTTGGAGTTGGAGGAAGTTCTAATGGTACATTAACAATTGGTGAAGGTGGTGGAGGAGCTGGAGGTAACCATCAAGGTTTAGGTAATGGTGGACCAGGAAGAGCTTGGGTAGATGGAGTAACTTATGGTAATGGTGGAAATGGATTTGGTGGTGGCACTGCAGGAACTTATGGTAGTGGTGGTAATGGAACTAATACAACAGGTGGTAATGGAGCTAATGGTGTTTGTATATTTAGATACGCTGGAGCTCCATTAGCAACAGGCGGTACAATTACACAAAGTGGTGGATACACATATCATACATTTACATCAAACGTTGCAACAACATTCTCATATTAATAAAAACTTATGATAGTATATTTTGGAGATAAAAAGATAAACGCAATTTACGCTGGTTCAAAGGAGATGATAAATCCAACAACACCACAACAACTTAACAACGCATTAAATGTTGAATATGTTGTAATTGGTGGTGGAGGTAGAGGCGGCGGAGGTGGCGGCGGAGGTGCACCTAGATTCCAAGGATTTGGTGGAGCTGGTGGAGCAGGTGGTTTATCATCTGGTTCAGCAACTTTATTTGTAGGAGTATATCCAGTTGTAGCAGGAGATAAAGGAAGCGCAAATGGTGGAGCAGCAATTCTTAGAAATGGTTACTCATCATCATTCAACGGACTTGCAGTAGCAGGTGGAGGTGGAGGTGGTAACGCTGGAGATAGAGATAATCCAAATTGTGCAAATGGTACAGGCGCTGATGGTGGCTCAGGTGGTGGTAATACATCATGGAGTAGTACATGGGGTTGTGGTAGTTCAAATGGTATTGTTGGACAAGGATTTGGTGGTAACACAACTACTGCCGGCGGTGGAGCAAGTAGTGGACCTATTGGAGCTAATGGTGGTTCGGGTTCAATATGGTTAGATGGAATTGAATACTCACGTGGAGGTGGTGGTGGGATGATACCAACCAATTATGGAGATGGAGGTATTGGTGGAAACTATTTCCCTCTTTCATCACCTTATATAAATGGTATTGAAGGAGCAGTTATTATTAGATACCCTGGTACGCAAGTAGCATTAGGTGGAACAATAATACAATATACAGGTGGATACACATATCATACATTCATTTCAGGGTTATTTGTTAATCCATTTGTGATACCATCTAAGGAGTAATCACTATAAACTAAAACAAAATTGTTAAATATAAAAAGAATATTATGAAATTAGAAACTCAGAGTTCATACATTGCTAACCCCCAATTTACAGGTGGTGTAGCAGTAACCCCAACAGGTTCATTAGGATTTAATGCATTCAACGGAAACAATCCTCAATTTGGATTTGTAGCTGGTGGATTATATGTTGGTGGACAAGGTAATTTAGTTGTAAAAACTTATGATTCAAGCGTACTAACTTTTATATCAGCTAGTGGATTTATCCCTGGTTTGATAGCAGCAGTATCTTCATCATCAACAGCAACTAACATTATCGCATTAAAATAAAATAGATGTTAAATCTAAACTTAAACATATTAGGAGCAGCAAATAAACCGATTGTACCAATACAACCGGCGCCTACTCCATCAACAACTACTACGACTACTGCAGCGCCTTTAGATTATTATTATATAACTAAATGTTCTGACTCTACTCCTCAATTTACTGTAGGATACCCTGTGGGTACTTTCTCAGTTAATTCTAAAGTGACTAGTAGTATTAATGATAACTATGTTGTTGTAAGTGTAGGTAGTGAGCAATTAGGTTCATTCGTAGTTGGTGCAACTGGATTAAGTGGATGTGGACCTGGTCAGTTTAGAAATGACCCGTATTCAGCATCTTTATTATTTGCAACGCCAGGTAATAGATTTAATGATTTAGGAATGGCGGTTGATTACTCAGACGTACACGCTACCATAGCTGGTGTAGGAAGTAACTTAGCAGTTAATACTGGTTCAATTGGTGACCCTGCTTACACAAACTTCTTAGCAAATGGGTATATTAATTCTACAAAAGTACAATCTTCTGCTTCTTTCTATAATCAAAATAACTCAGATTTTAACTTTGGAGCACAACCTATTACTATTGAAGGTTGGATTAACTTTGGTAATACTGGAGCTAGTCAAAAAGGATTTTACTCTGATTATACAATAAGTGTTCCATCACTATCTGGTATATGGTGTTCAGTTTTATCAGATGGTAGATTAAGATTTATCACATCAATAGGTAGTGGTGAGTATATTATACAATCAGGCGTATTAGGATGGACTGATAATACATGGTATCACATAGCATTTGTTAGAAATGGTTCAACATATAAGATTTATAGAGATGGAACTGAGGTTGCAACTGGAACAGTATCTGGAACTATTAATAGTACAACTCGTCCTAAGTATATTATGAACTTTAATAATTTAGCAGAAACGCAAGTATTTGTTCAGGATTATAAAATATACACAGCAGCAGTGTACACAAGCAGCTTTACACCACCATTAAGCATGGTAACATTATAAAAAAATAACTACAAAACAAATTAAATTTGTTAAATAACTAAATACAAATAATATGAACGCAAAACAAGTATTAAGTAAAATCATAGCAGCACTTTCAAATGAGAAAGAAGTTGTTAATTTTACATACGCTAAAATGGAAGATGGTACAATATTAGAATCTCCAACCTTTGATTTAGGTGAGGATGTTGAAGTTGTAGCAGAAGATGGAAAAACTCCAGCACCAGATGGTGAGCATGAAATTGCTTTGAAAGATTCAGAAGGTAAGGAAGTTGTAATTCGCATTCAAACTAAAGACGGTAAGATTACTGAAAGAGAGAATGTTGAAGAAGCAAAACCTGAAGTACCTGAAGCTGGTGAAGAAGAAATGGCATCAATCGCAGGTGAAGACATCGCAGGTGATGGTTTAGAAGGCGGAGATGCAGTAGATGCACCTGTTGACCCATTAACTGAAGATATGAGTAAGATGGTTGCAAAACTACAATACCGTATTGATGAGATGGAAAAGAAAATGGCATCTTTTGAAGAAGCTATGAAACCAGCTGAAGATAAAAAAGAAGCTGATGTTAAAATGGAAGAAGAAGAAGAACTTCCTAAATTAGATGGTGCACCGGTAGATGAATCTCCAGTAGCTAAATCTCAAAAACAAAATAAATTTGGTAAGACAATTGTGAATCCACAATCAACATTCTTATCAAAACTATATAAATAATTAAACAAAAAAAAGATTAAAATGAGAAAAAATCAAAACTTTGCTCAGCCTTCTGTTACCACAACTTACGCAGGTGAGTTCGCTGGTAAATATATCGCTGCTGCTTTGTTATCAGCAAGAACGCTTGATAACAAATACATCACAATAATGCCAAACGTGAAATTCAAAGCTGTTATCCAAAAGATTGCAGTTGATTCTATCGTTAATGATGCATCTTGTGATTTCACAACTTCTGGTACTGTAGCTCTTACTGAGAGAATCTTAGAACCAAAAGAATTACAAGTAAACTTACAATTATGTAAGCAAGAATTCGTAGATAGCTGGGAAGCTTTACAATTGGGCTATAGCGCATTTGATACTATCCCTGCATCATTTACTGATTTCTTAATCTCTTATGTAGGTGGTAAAGTTGCTGAAGCAACTGAAACTTCTATTTGGCAAGGTAACAGCGCAACAAACGGACAATTCTCTGGTTTGTATAACGCATTATCTTCTTCAGTAGTACCTGCTGGTGTAAACTCTCCTGTAACAGCTTCTGTTTCTGGTTCAGTAACATCTGCAAACGTATTAGCTGCATTAGATTCTCTTTACAACGCTATTCCTCAAACTATCTATGGTAAGGAAGATTTAACTATCTACATCCCTACTAACGTAGCTAAGGCTTACCAACAAGCATTATCTGGCGGAACAGCTGGAGCAAATGGTTGGAACAACCAAATGAACGTAGGAGAAAAACCAATGAACTTCCAAGGAATTGAATTGGCATTATGTCCTGGTCTTGCATCTTCTGCTATGGTAGCTGCACAAAAATCTAACTTATTCTTCGGAACTGGTTTGATGAGTGATTACAACCAAGTTAAAGTGTTAGACATGGAAGACTTAGATGGTTCTCAAAACTTTAGAATCATAATGAGATACACTGCTGATACTGAATTTGGTATCGGTAATGACATCGCTATTTACAAAAACTATTAATATTTGAGTAAGTAATAGGGAGATTAACCATATCTCCCTTTACTCATAATAGTTTCAGAACAAAAATTAAAAACTAAAAACTTAATCAACATGCCTTGTACAATTAACTTAGGACGTAACGAAGTTTGTAAGGAATCCGTAGGTGGATTGGCTGGAGTTTACTTTGTAAACTGGACCGGTTCACTTTCTAACGCAACAAATGGCGTACAGGATGATTTAATAGAATCATTACCTGCAGGCCTTACAGCTTACTACTACGAACTTAAAGGAACGAGTGCATATACTGAAACTGTAAACTCCTCAAGAGAAAATGGTACTACATTCTTCAACCAAGAATTAGTATTAAACTTGAAGAAGTTGACAAATGAGATGACGACTCAATTAAAAACTTTAGCTTATGGAAGACCTCAAATCTTTGTACACACTATGAATGGAGATACTCTATTAGTAGGACAAAGAGAGGGAGCAGATGTAACAGCAGGTACAATTCAAACAGGAGCAGCATTAGGTGACCTTTATGGTTATTCTATTACTTTCACTGGTATGGAACAATTCCCTGCATCATTTATCTCAGGTTCAACATTTGGTAATCCATTCGGTTCAGTTACTAATCCGCCTACAATCGTAAACGGAACTAACTAATCAGTATATCGCTTAAAATATTAAAGAGAGGACTCAGTTCTCTCTTTTTTTATGCTACTTCACTATATTGCTAGATAAGTTTGTTAAAAGAGTAGATAAAAACAATATAAAGACAACATAATGCTAGCTTATTACATTTCAGGAAGCAATTATTACACTTTTAGAACAGAACCAACGGCATCATCAAACCTTGTATTACAATTGCAAGATATGTTGACACTGCAAAATACATCAGCATCAGTTAGTTCTTCTACAAGACCTTACACATACGATGCTTATGAAAGTAAATTAAATTGGACTGCATCTTTAGTATCGGCATCAGTAGGTGACCAATATAGAGCATACATAACTGATGGAACATCTTCTATTTGGCATGGTTCTATTTCAGTATTTGCATCTCAATCAGTAGAGAAGTTTGAATACCAATCACAATTAGGAGTTGAAGAAAGATACATAAGTAATCTAACACAGAACGAATACATAATAATGGAATAATATGAAACAAAGTACGAATTTTTCGGTTGTAAACCTATCACAGCAAGATATACCTATCGTAATTGAAGATACAAAAACACGTTACCAATGGGTACCTGTTGGTATTATAGGACCTGATGATTACTTCCAAAACATAACGGATAGTTACACAACATCAACAACTAACGCAGCTTGCGTTGAGGGAATAGCAGATTTAATATTTGGTAAAGGATTGTACTCAAAAGATGAGGCTTTCCAAACTGTATTAGATAAATTGATTCCGCAAGAAGAAATTAAAAGAGCTATCTTTGATTTGAAACTATATGGTAATGGTTGTTTCCAAGTATATTGGGATGATGCACATACTAAGATTGTTAAATTATATCATATTCCAGTTCAAACAATTCGTGCTGAAAAGATATACGATAATCCTAAGATAGAAAATTATTTCTATTGCATAGATTGGAATGACCAAAAAGCACAAAGAAACAAAAAGAAGATTCCTGCATTTGGTTGTTCAAATGAAAAGATGGAATTACTTTATATTAAGAATTATTCACCAGGTAAATACTACTACTCACTTCCTGATTGGATGAGTGCATTACAATTTGCTTATGTAGAAGCTGAATTATCAAACTTACATCTTAATAACATTGAGAATGGATTTATGCCATTAGTAATGATTAATATGAACAATGGTATTCCAGCACCTGAAGAAAGACAAACAATAGAATCAATGATTGAATCTAAATTTACAGGCACTAGAAACGCTGGTAGATTTATGATTTCATTTAACGATGATGCTGATAGAAGACCTACGCTAGATACAATCAACATAGATAATTTGCATGACAAGTACAAATATGTTGCTGAGTACGCACAGGATAGAATCTTAGTTGGACATAGAATTACTTCTCCTCTTTTATTTGGTATTCGTACACAGGCAAATGGTTTTAGTTCTCAGTCAGAAGAAATGAAAACGGCTTACTCTATCTTACAAACAATGACAATTAATCCGTTTCAAAACCTAATTATAAACTTCTTAACTACTGCACTAAGTGAAGGTGGATACGAAGATACTGAATTATACTTTGAGCAATTAACTCCATTGGCTATTTTGTCTGAAACTGCTGAAGAAACAGGACAAACAACTGAACAGGTGCAAGATGATATTAACGAAGAAGGTGAGAACCCAGCAGCAATAGATGATAAAGGTGCAGTAGATGATACAATCAATGATGAAAGAATTATGATGGGAACACCACAATTTGTTAAAACATATTCAAACTAAAAATTAAATACAATGGCATACGCTTTATTTGTAAGTAGAAACGATATTATTAAGAACTCACCATTACAGGGTTCAATTGATGCTGATAGATTATTACCTTTTGTAAGAACAGCGCAAGACAAATACATGCTTAACTTGTTAGGTACTGTATTGTTTTATTTCTTACAAGGACATATTGAGAACAATACTGTGAGTACATTATCTCCTTATTATCAGGATTTAATCAATGACCACATCAAACCTACCCTAATATGGTACTCCTGCGTTGAATACATCCCCTTCTCTGGTATCCAATTCAAAAGTGAAGGTGCTGTTAAACATCAGTCAGAAGTATCCGTTTCACCGGGTAAGAATGAGATTGATTACCTATTGCAGAAAGCATTAAATTCTGCTGATTTCTACGCAACTCGTTTACAAAATTATTTAGTAGCTTATTCTAACCAAATACCACAATATCTTGAAAGTGTTGGTAACCTTACACAGGTTTACCCTGATTTCACTAATCAATACTTTGGCGGTATCCAATTATAAATCTTATGGGAAATGTAGTTCAAAATACTGGTGTAAACTATTCGTTATATTATAACGTATTGGAATACTTCAAAACAATAATGGATAACCATCCATCTATTGATGCTGTAACGCAAGGTAATATCTTTGAAATAGATACTGATGAATTTCCATCCTATCCAATTGGTAACATTTTAATTAATGCTACACGATTTGAAGATTCACAAACAATTTATACTTGTCAACTTACAATTGCTGATAAAGTTAAATTAAAGAATAATGAATCAGTAGGTAAATTCAATAAAGATATAATTCCATTTTATCGTAATAATGATGCAGTTGATATTCATGCAAATACATTAGCTATTCTTAACGATTTACTTTCATACACACAATACGCTGTGAATAACTTTGATATAGATGGTGGAATTGATTGCCAAGCATTTGCTGATACATTTGATAATGGTTTAGCTGGATGGGTAGCTACATTTGATTTAACTACGCATAATGCTAGACCGAGATGTATGTATGATTTATATCCATTCTAATGAAAGAATTCAGACAAGTTGCCGATTCGTTTAGGACACTAGCCAAAACCTATATGATAAACAGGTCTAAACCTGCGTATAAGACCGGTAATTTATTTAATACAGTTGGTTCTTTTAACACAACTGATAAGATGCTTAGTTCAAAGAAAACTAAGACAGGTACAAAGATTAAGATAGAAACGCCAAAAGTATATATTACTTTGAATTATGCTCCTCCTGGTGCAGAATATGGTAAGTTTGTGGAAGAAGGTACAGTTAAAATGAAGAAAAGACCATTTGCTGAGGAAGCTGCCAATGACCCATTATTAAAGAGACAGATAGATAACGCAGTTAATGGTATAATACAAACTACTGTAATAAATGCCATTGATATAGGATTAAAAAGAGCATTTAGAAGGTTACCATCGTAACCATCCAATACAAAATCGTTTTTGTTGGTTAAAAGATAAAAGATTACTATGGCTTTGAATATAACTCAATATCCAGCAACCGCATCTTTAGCACAATCGCCTATGGCGTTTACGGTGTTTGAGAATACAGCTGTTGTATTAAGTTCATCATTTCAGTATTACGCTGATTTATACTATTGGACTGGTTCAGCTAATGCAAAACCTGCAGTACCTGAATATGTACTTACGAAGTATCCAAACGATTCCTTTCGTGGCATATTTGATGTAAGCAGAATAATGAATTCTACACTTACTGATTTAGCATTTGCAAATACTTCAAATGTTAAATACTATGCAGTAGATTTCTATTGGCAATATCAAAGCGGAACAACTTTTATTACAGGTTCGCATGTATCTAGCTCAGCATATAAAGCATTAGATGGATACGCTATATTTCAAGAACCAATTAATCAACAAATTACATCTAAATCAGTTCATTGGCCTATAATGAGTGATGGACCTGTATCTCAATCTTTTTTAGATGATACTAACGGATGGATGACAGTTTTTACTGGTACTGCTGGAGCATCTCAACCAACCCGAATGGTTTATTCAGGTTCGTTAGGTAATGGTTCAATTAACGTAAGTAGCTCATTATCATCTTCACAACAAACACAATATTTTCCTATTGGACCTTTATGTAGTGATTTTCCATTAAACGTATTAACGGATACATTTAGTGTACAAGCTTATAATGGTTCAACTCCATTAGGTTCTTCTATTAATTTTACAGATGTTTGTTTACAAAAGTATCCTAATGTTAGAATTAAATGGAAAAATAGATACGGACAATTTGATTACTTTAACTTTTATTTAGTTAATAGACAATCATTCCAATCTACTAAGAGAACATACCAACCACAATTAGGAACATGGCAAAGTACTGGTTTATCTTATCAAAATTATGATAGTTCTAACTTAAATTATCTTTCAGATAGTAAGCAAACTCTAAGTGTTAATTCAGATTACATAGATGATGATTACAACAACATATTAAAACAATTGTTAGTAGCAGATGAAATCTATTGGGTATATGAACAAAGTTCAACAACTGAAACTGTTAGACCAATTACAATTAGAACTGATTCAGTTACATTCAAAACAGGTGTAAACGATAAATTAGTACAATACGCATTTGATTTTGATTGGGGACAATCTTATAAATTAATTATATAATGGGAATAGTTACAACGCAAGGTTTCATTTTCAAACTAGTGGCAAATGGTGAAATCTTAGACCTTTTTGCTGATGAAGAAATAAAGCTATCCGATAACGTTACAGGTCTTTTTGACTTGGGTGTTATTCCAGCTGATTTTACTCGTCAACTTTCTTTGCCTGGTACTAAAAAGAATAACGCATTCTTTGAGCACGTATATGATATATCAGTATTTAATCCTGATACATTTGCTACAAATATTAAAGTACCAGCTTACTTAGATTTTGATGGTATCTATATTTCGCAAGGATACCTACAATTAAATAAAGTAAATGTAATAGCTAATAAATTTATTGATTCATACGAAGTAACTCTTTTTGGAGCAGTATCTTCTTTTGCTAAAACAATTACAAATACATACCTTACTCAATTAAGTACATTAGACAAATACAACCACACTGCATCTTATGAAAATATTTCAGCAAGTTGGGGTGGTAATTTATTTAGTGGTGATATAGTTTATCCTTTAGCTGATTATGGTAGTGGATACCAATATACATCAGGCCAATATGAATTGTTTGGTATGGATGATATAAATGGTTCATTAACATCACAAAACTTCAAACCAGCAATCCGTATGAAAAAAGTATGGGATGCGATATTTGAATATGCTGGATACACTTATAGTAGTTCATTTTTTAATGAACCATTCTTAGATGATGTTTACTTAGTTTGTAATAACTCATTAAAATACCCTGAATTTGCAGGTGTTGATTTAGAAGGATATGGTAAAATAAAAGTAGGAGCAATATCTGGAAGTGGGATGACCGATATAGTTTTGACAGAAAATACATTTGTTACACTACCTTGGTATAACTCATTCTCAGACCCTCAAAACTTTTATAATAATGGTGCATACGAAGTAAAAGAAAGAACTAATCTATCAGGTATACTAAATGTAAATCTAAATGTAAGTTGTTCTGCAAATAATATGCCTGGTACTTTAACAGCAAATGGTACATGGCAAATACAAATGATAGAAACAGGTAGTTCTACACCTTACTCACTTCGTGCAATACAATCTTATATATTTTTTTTTGACCAATTACAAAATAGTAGGAGTGGTGGAATCAATACAACATATCAATTACAAACTGAATTTTTAATGGATGATATACCTCCGGGTAATTATTATTTCCAATTAAAACAAAGACCTAACTTTCCTGCACCAACTGCTCAACCAAAAGTAACATTAGACCCGTTAGGAACAACTAAATCTTATTTAGAAATAAGAGAAGTAAAACAAGCTGGTGATGGTAGAATTATGGATATTATGAGTAATATGCCATTTGCTACTAGTGGAATTAAATTAATTGATTTTATTAAAGGAATTCAAAAGAAATTTAACTTAGTAATATATCCATCTAAAACTCAAAGAAATGAGTTTATAGTTGAAACATTTAACACATGGTATCAACAAGGTGAGATAAAAGATTTTAATAGATACATAAATTTAGATGAAAAGATAGAAGTAATTCCAGCTAATAATTTAGCTGTAAACGAACTTAACTTTGGTGATGCATTAGACCAAGACTATGTTTCTCAACAATTTAGTAAAGCAGCAAATAGAGAGTATGGTAAAACATATTATGTAGATACTCAAAACTTTTTCTCACAAGGTAAGTTTGAAGTTAAAACAACTTTAGCATCATCTCCTTTATTACAAATATCTGGAACTGGATTATCAGGTTCAGTATCTGGATTAAGTCCAAGTGTAAGTCAATATAGTGCAGGTAATTATAAATTTGTTAGTTCAAATAACCCTTTTGATGTATGTTATAGTCCATTTGAATTTGAAATGTTTACTTTAGATGGTATGATTTCGCCGAATCAAATTGCATACTATGACCAATATGGTGCAGTAGCAATTAAAGGATACAAATACTTTACCTATGGTGGTGGTAATGAAATTTATGAAATGAATCCAGCTACAGGTGAAATACTATATGGAACTGGAAATTTCTGCTAAAATAAAATAAACTATATGTCACAATCAATACCAATATACATACCAACTTACATTTCAGACGCAACATACAATCCGTCTAGAGTATTACCAAGATTATTATTTTATAATGGAATGCTTGAATGTCAGCCTTGGTATTTTGACAGCGGTTCATCTGCTTCACCAGCAGCAACAGCAAAAAAACAATTTGCATTTCCTTACTTTGATAACTACAATGTAGTATCAGGTTCTTTTCCTACAACTGATTCTAAATCCCTTTTGTTTTTTAATGAATCTGCTGTATATGGTGAAGTTCCAACAAATTCGTTATATAATGATTATTGGGAAACTTATGTTGAGTTACTCTATAATCCACGCACTAGATTGTTGAACGCTTCAGCAATCATTCCCTTAGCAGATTATTTTAAGATGGAATTAAATGATGTAGTACAATTTAGAGGTAACTATTATCATCTTCGTGCAATTAATGATTATAATTTGAAAAATGGAGAATGTGCAATTCAATTGCTTGGTCCTATATTACCGGATGCTTTACCGTTTGCCAACCCTGTCGTACCAACTACAACTACTACAACTACTACAACCGCAGCACCTGCAACAGTTAAAATACACGTTGAAGAATATAATGCATCTCCAACTGCATTCTTTGATTTAAATGTATTTGCTAATGGTGTATCATATTTCTTTAGTGGTGATTTTACTCAATCAGTAGCACCAAATACTTCAATTGTTGAAATGGAAGTTGCACAAAGTAGTCCATCACAAAACTGGGGACCTTATTTAACAGCAAGTGCAACTATGACAATTACTGATAATGGTTCTAATATATTTAATAATACATCAACTTATACAAGTGGAAGTCCAAATTATTCAGTAACATCATCTGTTAATTTCTTAAGTGGACACACATATATTGTTTCAGCATCTAATCAACCTATTACATCAACTACAACTACTACTACAACATCTGGCGGTGCTACATTAGCATGGAGTTATAGTGAAACAGGTGGAGCTAATGGACAAATGGATTTATATGTAAATGGTTCAGTTGTTGAAAGTAGAACTAGTACAGCAAGTGGGACTAGAACTGTATATGTTGGAGATACAATTTATGTAGAATTGCAAATAGTGACTGCATGTGGTCCAGGTGATACACACGCAAATATTGAGGTAAATGGAAATATATTAACTGACAACGATTGTGCTAATAATGCAGGTGTATCTTTAACTACATCAACATATACAGTAGTAAGCGGTGATATAGGTAGTACATTGACGGTGAATACATTCGCATCATGTGATGGTGGATGTTTATAAAATAAAATGTTATGCAACAAACACGATTTATATGTGCTCAACCAGCCAACAATTATTATACTTGGCAAGTTGAAGTATTAATTAATAACTTCATTAAGCATGGAGTAAACCCAAATCAGATTGATATATTGGGTGCAATAAACAATGGACATGTGCCTGATGATTGGAGAAGACTTCAATCTCATTACAATACCGTTCGTTTCTTTTTCTATGAGGATACTAGAGAAGATTATTCCTACATCCCATCAATCTATTTTAACTTAATGAAACAACATCTTAAAGCATACCCTGCTTTAAAAGATGAGTGGTTATTTTTACATGATAGTGATATTGTGTTTACTCGTCCGCCTGAATTAAATTGGACTAGAAATAACAACACATGGTATATGAGTGATACAAACTCATACATAAATTACGATTACATACAACAAAAAGGAAATCACATATATGAGGATATGTGTGACATAATTGGTATAGATAAACAAATACCTAAGCTAATGAATAATCATTCAGGAGGCGCTCAGTATTTGATTAAGGGAGAAGGATTTGAGTTTTGGGATAAGGTAGAGAAAGATGCAATTAAAATGTATGCTTACTTTAATTCAGTAGAGCATTTACATATTAAGAAAGCTGATTGGGATTATCCAATACAAAAGTGGACAGCGGGTATGTGGAGTTTATTATGGAACGCATGGTTGTTTGGACATCCTACGCAAGTGGATGAAAGAATGTCATTTGGATGGAGTACTGATAATGTAAGTTCAGTTGAAAAGTATTGGATATTACATAATGCCGGGGTGATGGATGCTGATAGTGGAATGTTTCACAAAGCATCTTACATTAATAGATTACCATATAGTGATGAATTAATAGTAGATGAGAATAAAGCAAGTACATACTATTGGCAACAAGTAAAAGAAACAGCTAAAAAAACAATATTGTTATGAGTGTAAAAGAAAAGTTTACAGAGATTTACGAAAAGAATCTATGGTGTTCACCTGAAAGTGTGAGTGGTGGTGGTTCAGAAATGCAAAATACAAAAGTAATTCGTAGAGAATTGCCTGTATTAATACAAAAATTTGGTATCACATCTATTTTAGATATTCCTTGCGGAGATTGGAATTGGATGAAAGATGTAGATTTATGTGGAGCATCTTACATAGGTGCAGATATAGTAGAACCATTGATAGGATTAAACAAAGCAAACTACACAAATGTTGATTTTAGGGTGCTAGATTTAATCAATGACCCACTACCTAAAGTAGACTTAATCTTTACCAGAGATTGCTTAGGACACCTAAGTAATGATAATGTATCAAAGGCTATAAGAAACTGTCAGGAGAGTGGCTCAAAATACCTCCTGGCTACATCCTTTACTAAATGGGATATGAACCCTGATATAGAAGATGGTGGCTGGAAGTGTATAAATCTAATGATACCTCCATTTCAGCTAAATCCAATTTATCTAATAAATGAAGATTGTCAGGAAGGATACCCTCATTATAACGATAAGTGTATGATTCTATTCCAATTAAACCCTTAATCACAAAACCCAACTTAAATGTTAAATGGATATGATAAAGACTGTAATTGATTTATTGAACTTAGGAGAATTTTATGGAGTAAACGAAGATATTGATATTGCCAAAGGTAAATACAAATATCCTCAATCCATAAGCGAAGGAAAATTGTTACTAAAAAGAATCTGGAAAAGTAAAAAATAATGGCTGATAATACAACCACATACACCGCAATCATTGATACCCAAGTAAAGGGTGCGGAAGAAGTAGGAGACTTAGGAGATAAGGCCGAAGAAACAGCCGGCGCCTTTGTCAAACTGCAATTGCAGATTCGTAAAACCCAAAAGGATTTACAGGAAGCAGCTGCAGCCGGAGATAAAGTAAAATTCAATAAGTTAAGAGCACAATTGGATGATTTGGAAGATGGATTAGAAAAGGTTCAATTCCAATCAAAACAATTTGAAGACCAACTATCTGCGTTACCAGGTCCTGCAGGTCAGGCGGGTGGTGCAATTAAAGGTATTGGTGATGCATTCAAAATGATGTTAGCTAATCCAGTTGTAGCAGTTATTGCCGCAATTGCAGGAGCATTAATCTTAATGAAGAAATCATTAGAATCTACTGCAGAAGGTCAGAAAACTCTTAATAGATTATCGCAAGGATTCTCATCAATATTAGGTCCTATCTTAGCAATTGTTGAAAAGGTAGCAGTACCCCTATTTAATGGATTTGCAGCAGTGTTAGAAAAAACAGGTCAAGCATTTGCATGGTTTGCTGAAAAGCTTGGTATATCTTCTGCTAAAATTAAAGAAGCAACTCTATCAGTAGATGAGGTTCAACAAAAAACAAATGAAGCTGAGAAGAAAAGACAAGAAGAATTAACTAAGAAGCAAGACGAACAAGCTAAGAAAAGAGCAGAGAATGCAGCTAAAGCAGCTGAAAAAAGAAAGAAGCAAGAAGAAGAAGCAGCTAAGAATTTAGCAGATGCAAATAAAGTACTAACTGAAGCTTATGTATCTACATTAGAACAAAGAGACCAAGACATATTCAATGCTGGATTAAAACAAAACGAAAGATTAGTAGCATTAGAAAAGGCTGGTATTAAAGATAAATCTTCAGTAATAGAGCAAGGTAGATTAGAAGTAGCCGCAATCAATAAAAAGTACGATGATGAGGAGTTAAAGAAGAAAGAAGAAGCTGATAAAGCAAAAGCAGAGAAAGATAAAGAAGCAGCTGATAAAGAAAAAGAAAGAGTTAATAAGCAAAGAGAAGATGATTTATTAGGTGTTGATGCTCAATTAGAGTTTGATGCTATGACATTTGACCAAAGGAGAGCATTAATAAATGAGAAAGAACAAATCCTTTTAAGTGAAAAAGATTTAACTGAGAATCAAAAAACAGCAATTGCTAAAGGAGCAGCAGACCAAAGGAAGCAAATTGATATGGCTGAGTTGGATGCTAAAGCTGAATTACAAAATGCTCAATTAGATTTAATTGGAAACTTTGGTTCGTTCTTACAACAAATAGCTGGAAAGAATAAGAAGTTAGCAATCGCTGGTATCGTAGTAGAACAGGCAGCAGCAATTGGAAAGATTGTAGCAAATACGGCAGTAGCTAACGCTAAAGCAGTAGCAGCATTTCCATTGACGGTAGGACAACCTTGGGTTACTATTAATACAATATCTGCAGCATTAGGTATAGCATCTACAATAGCAGGAGCAGCTAAATCAATATCAGCAATTAATAGTAGTGATAATGCAACATCAGCAAGTAGTGGTGGAGCATCTTTACCACCAGCACCAACCGCACCTACGGTAGCAGGTACACCAGCACCACAAATAGGTGGAACACAAGCGGCATCACCTGGCGCACAAATAGCAGGTACATTAGCAGCAACCAGCGGAAAGCCCATGAAGGCGTACGTTGTCGCAGGTGACGTGTCATCGCAGCAAGCATTAGATAGAAGAACTTCAAACGCAGCAACCTTTGGTGGTTACTAATATATAAATATATATGTATATATACAACATTTCATTAGTTAATTGTTAAAACATTATGATAACAGAAGATTTAGTTTACGAACTTATTATTGAAGGAGATGAAGATGAGGTTTATGCAATCTCAATGGTATCTGAGCCGGCTATTGAGTCTGGTTGGATAGCATTTGATAAAGAGCAAGTTCAATTTCAAGCAGTAGATAATGATAAAAGATTGGTCTTAGGACCTATATTGGTGCCAGACAAAAGAATACTTCGCATAGATGGTGAAGGTAAACCATATCACGTATTCTTATCTGCACCAACTATTAAGAAATTAAGTGAGAAATACTTACAAAACAAATATACTGATAAGGTAACTGTTGAACATCAGAAAGCAATTTCAGATGTATCATTAGTTGAGAGCTGGATAGTAGAGAGTAGAACAAAAGATAAATCAGCTGTGTACGGATTATCATTAGCGCCAGGCACATGGGCAGGTACAATGAAGGTGAACAATGAAAAGTTGTGGCAAGATTTTGTAAAAACGGGTAAGTTGACAGGCTTCAGTATAGAGGGCTTATTCTCACATCAGTTAGTTGAGGCTGCAAGTGAAAGATATTTATTAAAAGATATTAATGAATTAACGGAAGTTGAAGCTGAGTTAGTACTAAGTAAGATTAGAACTATGTTTGAATCTTATTCTGATTATGGTGAAGGTATTCGTAACAATGCCAAAAAAGGTATAGAGTTAAACGAAAAGAATGGTAACAAATGTGCTACTCAGGTTGGTAAAGTGAGAGCACAACAATTAGCAGATGGTGAAGCAATTAGTGTAGAAACTATCAAACGTATGTATTCATATCTTAGTAGAGCAGAAGCATACTACGATGAAACGGATATGAACGCATGTGGTACGATTAGTTTCTTACTATGGGGTGGTAAAGCAGCATTAGGATATAGTAAAAACAAATTAGAAGAATTAGGTCTATTAGAAGAAGCTGAACAACCAACAACTGATGGTTCAACATACGCAGGAGAACCTGCTAAAGATAAGAAGAAAGTAAAAGGTGGTGATATACCACCAATATTGCAAGATTTCAATGATAGAAAATAACGTACATAATAAGATATTACAATTCGCTGTACCTGAAATTACATTCACACAGTTTTATGATTTCCTATTGGATAGTAATGCTAGTAAACCTATTTGGGTTAAGTGGAATAAAGTTGATGGTGCTCAAACATCACGTTCAGTATATTGGGGCCCTTTCTTAAATGGTATTGCTAGAGGTGCTATCTATGATTATGAGGCCTATGATTATATGGTTGTAAAGTCAGAAGATAACAACGATGAGTGGAGAACAATCAACTTAGGATTTGTTACTGAATGCCGTTGGGAAGGTAAGAGATATAGAGTTAGATAGCAGCTAAACCAGCTGAATACAATTCTTTTCTTACTATATATTCCTCTACATTAAATCTTTTAGATAATCCTACAATACTATATCCACCTTTATTGGGTACATAGTTTTCTATACAAAATTTTATTTCTTCAGGACTTAGTTTATCTTTATCCCAAAACGGAATTGCTTTACCTGTTTTCAACCATTCCCTACTAAACACACCATAGTGTATTTGTAATCGGTTAAATACCTTAGTGATATAATGTCTATCTACTTTGTATCCGTTTATTTCGGTTAAGTCATTCATTATATTTCTACGATTAAAATCTTCAATAGAATCTACATCACGTAGGAAATCAACAAGAGCACTTACTACTATATTTCCTTTTTTAGTATTAACAAACTTTTCTTTATGTTCATCTATATAATCTACAAATGCGTGGAATAGTTTAGCTGAATCCTCCATCTGCTCTATTCGTTTAGAACTATCATCAGCTATATCCCAATTCTCATTAAGTACATCTAACTTAAGTGTCTTTTGTACTGCTTTATATTGTTTCTGATTCCAAAATATATAATAGTTCTTAGCACATATTGTAAAGTAAGAAAATGCTTTTCCTTTACCTTCTCTAATTCTATGTAATCTTTCAGTAAGGTAGCAAGTACAATCCATTTGAATCTCTAATGGTTCACCTTCCATATACACAGGTTTAATTTTATTGTAATATACTTCTGAAATCTTTGCTAAAGCAGGATATATTAGTGTGAATAGCCTATTACGCTCTAGCTCAGATTCAGTTTTATTATATAATTGGATAGCTTCTTCTATCCCTTCATGGAAGTAGTTGTTAGCAGGATTCTTTTTTCTTGGCATTATAACATTGTTTATATTATAACAATTTCATTTTCGTTTGTTATAAGACAAAGGTACGAAAAATACCTGATAAAACCAAATTATTATGCCAGTAGATAAACCAAAAGCAGGAGAAACACAAGAAGAATACTTAGCGTATTGCATACCAGCGGAAATTAATGCTGGTTACGAACAAGACCAAGCATCAGCTATATGTTATGAAACATATCGTAAAGAGACTGGAATGAGTGGAGTAAGTTTAATAGCATCTAAACTAAGAGAGATTCAATACAAAGGAATTAAACTTGCGGAAGGTGATGGATTAGAAGATGCATGTTGGGATGGATACGAAGCAATAGGTACTAAGATATTAGACGGAAGGTCAGTACCCAATTGTGTTCCTATAAAAGATTAAAAACTAACAAACCTTATATATATTATTGGTGGGCGCCCTATATCTAAATTGCCATTTATATATTCTATTATTTTAAGTTAATAAAGCCCACCCTTAAGAACCTGTTTTCATTTACAGGTTCTTTTTTTTGCGCATAAGAAAGGGGAGACTATGAAGAACTCCCCTTATACATAGGAATAAAAAGTGGCAGCTTAAAGACCTATGTAATTTCTAAATACTTTTTTAATTGTTTGATATTGTATAAACTATTATTAGTAAGTTTATGTGCACCTTCAATACCCCATTCACTAAACTCAGCTCTATGTCTATAATCATCTAAATAGTAATCTAAACATCTTTCTAATTGTTTGTAACCATTAAACATAATAGCCCTATCATCAATCTCTTTATAACAATCCTGCTCCTCAAATAACATAGGACATCCTCTCATCATACAATCAGTAGCCGATACACTCCAACCAGCGTGTAATTGTTTTGGTTGAACTCCTACTGCACATTTGGAAAGCATTTCATAATACAATTCTTTAGGATACTTTGTTTTATCAATCCAACTTTCACTAACAGGCTTATCCAATAAAGGAGCCCATACTTTGAAATCCTGTCTATGCTCTCTATACTTCTTCATCCACTCATAGAAACGAGGCCAACCTTTATATGTTTCAGTTCGGTGATTGAATACAATAATCTTTTCATAAGGATATGTTGGGTCATCAACTATCCATTGTTTATCTACACCTAAATGCATTACCTGAAGTATCTTATCTAACTTACCTACTACATCATCTGAGAATATCTTACGAGCGTTAGTTAATACCATCTCCTTTTGTTGGTGAGTATTTAAGAAACATACTTTGTAATCTAATAAGTTAATCATCTCATGCCCAAAGTTAAGAGAACGATTTAACCAACTCAATCCATTAACACCTTCCATCTCAAACCAATGAGCGTATCCAACGATAGGCATGTTGGTAAATCTACTTATATGCCAATCAGGCAGATGTGAGTAAACAACATTGTATTGTTCGTTCTTTAGAAGTTTAATCATATCCAAAGGTAAGTTGGAACGCATCCATATCATATTACCACTCATATTGATTTCTACCTGCCTTACGTTGAATAAGTTTAACTTACTGATACCTTTCCCCTTTGGAACGGGAAGTATCCAAGACGCCCCCTCTAATGCTTTTATTTGAGAGTATAGAACATCAACGAATGAGTCCTTCTCTATATCTTCACTAAATGTGTAATTAGGAACAACCAGTATTGTTTGGTGCCCCCTTCCATTTTCCCAAAACATATTATATAATTTTTTTGTTTATTATTTTATAGAACCTAATAGTTCCATTTGCCTGTAATCTATCCATCTCCGGCTTTACATTAAGGATAGTACCAATGTACATAGCATCATTATCACTCCATGCCCATATATCATCAATGGTAATAGGTTTAGTACCCTTATCAGTTTCAATAAGGAATTGTACCTTATACTTCTTACCACTTTCTTTTCTCATTACGATTTTCTCCTCATCAACTTTATCTTTTAATGATTGAGGAAGAACTCGTAGGAGAGCTTCTAAACGTCTCTCCAACGATAATATTCTATCTTCCATACTATTAATCTAATGGGTACATAAGGTTATCTAATTCAGATTCTAAGTAAGATAATCTATACTTCAACACATACGATTGTGTTTCGTTTGCTGGAGTATTATGTGTTTCACACCATTTAACTTCGGCTTTAGTTTCTTTGATTTGATTCTCTAACCAATTTTGTAATGCTTGTTGTTCGTTATTCATAACTTTAATTTTTAGTGTTTTTTTAATTGCTTTTGTAATTTTATAATATCTTCTATCTCATACCCTAAGATTTGTTGCATATTCTCATCAGTATTTTGATAGTACTCATTTAACCAACTTAATCTAATTAAGAGGGCTTTGTTAAAATCAGCTTTGATTTCGCTGTAAGACTTTGGTTGTTTTTCTAAATTTGCCATTGTTTTATTTTTTGATTAAACCAATAATTGTTTTGTTGTAATGATTTCTATTCAAAAGGAATAGATTTGTGTGTAATTTACCTTCACCTGGTATTCTAGATTGAACTACAATATAGATTAGTGGAGGTACATCCTTACCATTAGGAAATTGAACATCTTTGAAATCCATAATGATGTGACCTTCTAAATGATTTACCATCAAATGATGAAGGATGTTCTCATTGTTTTGTTGAGTTAATTTTACTTTAGCCATTTTGTTTTATTTTTTATTTGTTTGAAAATTAAGGGGAGTATATTTCAACTCCCCATTGATTGATTACTTATTAATTTCTTTTACGATATCACATACTACATTGATAGGGAAGCCTGGTATTTCATTGATACCAAACGGAATTAATTCTCTATGTGTAATACCACCACTTTTATCAGGTGTACCAGACCACAATGTATATGTGTTGGATGTTGTATCAAACTGAACATAGTAGATACTTTTTACACCATTAAGTAAAACATCATAATGTTCTACTTTCATTGTACCTTTACCATCATAGTTAAAGGTTTTTTCTTTGTTGAAACTGAACTCATAAGTTGTTTCGTTGAATTTTACTGAATTTACCACTTTATTTACCCGATTGGCCTGTACATCGGAAGGTTTTAGTTAAGTTGGAGAATACCCCCAACCCTTATAAGACAAAGGTACGAAGAATATTCCACATTTCCAAATATATTTTGATATATTTATAACTAATTATGTAACTAATTGATTTACAATGAGTTATGCTTAACCCGTTGATTATCAATAAGTTATGTGAAAGTACCCTATTTTTTACCATTTTTATCATTTACAAGGCAAAGTTACGAAAAATTTGGTTACTAAACAAGTCATTTTAGGGTTGATTATCCACAAGTTATCCACATTCTGCTAACTTGTTGATTATCAATAACTTACAGTTTAACAAAAAATAACATATTTGAACTTACCATTCATCAAGTTATATTACCGCTCATCACATAACGTAAAAAACTTTGCTACTTTTTTATCGTTTACTTAAAAGTGATATACTTATATATACAACAAACTTAAAATAACTCTATGGCAAAAAGATTTACTGACACTGATAAGTGGAAAGATGAATGGTACACAGACTTACCTAATGATTATAAAATCATTTGGCAGTACCTATTAGATACCTGTGATAATGCTGGTATCTATAAACGCAATATTAAATTGCTTAATATAATGTGTAATACTAATGTATCTGAAACTGATATATTAAATGCATACAAACTTAGAGTTACTCCTATCTCTGATGAAAAATGGATAATCAATAAATTTTGTGTATTTCAGTATGGACCTGATTTCTTAGAGAGTAAGAATAAAGCTGTAATCTCTGTAGTTAATAAACTAATAGAAAACAACCTCTATCAATCCTCTACCAATACCCTATTGATACCCTATCTATCCCCTATTAATACTCTATCAATACCCTATCAATACTCTATTGATACCCCCAGAGAACAAGAACAGGAACAAGAACAAGTTAAAGATAAATTAAAAGAACAGGTTAAAGAAGAAGTAGAATATGAATACAGTGATAGAGCTAAAGGTAATACAAAGAATATAGCAGAAAGATTACTGGATGTATTAATGAATGCTGATTCAGATGATTTGAAATACAATAGAGCAGTAGAAGATTGGAGAGAGTTAGGTGGAATAGATGGAGTATCAGAATTATTAGAATGGGATGAATCACAAAAGAATAATTGGAAGAATAAATTAGAAACAATATACAAAATTAAAACAGCATAAAATGAAAACACAAGCAGATTTAGCAAATGATATCCAAAAGGATATGGAACAAATGGGTTACTTAGCAATCCCAGACTTTAGTAAGGTTGGTGACCTTATTGATACAAAAGACTATGATTTAGAAAAGAAGAATGCATATTATCAAAACCTTAGTAAGTTAGCACTATCACAGGCATTTGATGAGATGATGGATGAATTTACAAACAATAAAATTAAATAAGATGAAAGTAAAACCAATACAGGGATTTAATGATTACTTTATATCAGATACAGGTATAGTATATTCAAACAAATTATCTAACAGAGCATTCTTTTCTGGTGGTATGTATCCTATTGCACCAAAGGAGCACAACAGAGGATATTGGGAAGTAGGTTTATTTCCACCAATGGTAGGAAAGAATAAGGGATTGCGTAAATGGTTTAGAGTACATCAGTTAGTAGCAAACGCTTTCATTAAGAAACCTAAAGCAACTTTTGATGTATATGGTAATGTAATTGAATTAATACCTAATCATATCAACGGAAACAAAAAAGATAATAGAGTAGAGAACTTAGAATGGTTGACTCGTTCAGAGAATATGACACATGCTTATGTAGTGTTGGGTAGAGAAAACGTTACACGTCCTATTTATTATGACGGAGTAAGATACAACTCAATCAAAGAATGTGCTATGGTAAATGGATTTAATCACAACTCACTTTGCTCCACACTATCACAACATAAAACTTTATATAAAAAGAAATCAATCGGTTACGCTACGGATGGATTAATAAACAATAATATAAAAGCTTAATTATGAAATGGATTAAATTAGGAACGTGGTTAGAATGGACAATAGACTTTCTAACAATGGGACAAGGAGAAAGAATTGCACTATGGATTGCAAGAAAGGTATTCGGACGAAATGAATGTGGATGTTGCCAAAGAAAAGAATGGCTAAACAAACTAACTAACCCTGAATACGATGGAGAATGTAACGGAATAAACTTATACTAATATGGCAGAAGAAAATAAATACTCACCTTTCTCAGAGGCAGAGTTTAATGAAATGAGAGAAGAACTATCATCAATCAGAATGCATTTACCTGAGCACTTAATGGGTAAGATGTGGAGTAGATGTACAAGGGCTAGAGGGACTAGAGAGAACCAACCCTGCAGCTGCAAATCATCAGGTGGCCTATGGGCTAGATGTATTGATGAGTTGAGAAAATTTGTAAGTGATAGAATTTAATGAAGATAGAAGAAATTCAAAAAGAAAACAATAGAAGGCTGGACATTCTTTATAGAGTTAAGAATGATTGGTTGATGTCAGCAGCATATAACATAACAAAGAATAGAGAGATGGCTAAGGAATTAGTTGCAGAACTCTATTCTTACATTGCGGAAAGAGGTAATCCAAATATATGGTATGGTGTAGATGATTTCAATATGATGTATCTCCATAGCTTCCTGCGTACCAGACACATTAATATGGTAAAGAGTAATGGTAAGGTGCAGACCATTTCGGACACTTATGATGTAGTAGATGAAGAATACAATGAGGAGATGGATACTAAAGTACAGCAATGCTATGATGATATAGTAAATGAGATACAACAATTACAAAGAACAAAGATGTGGAGTTCAGCCCGTTTAGCTGAATTATATTTTTTTAGTGGAGATAAGATGACATTAGATAAGTTGAGTAAAGATATAGGGATAAGCAAGAGCACATCCTTTCTAAATGTCAAAAAGATTAAACAACATATAAGACTAACTAAGGTTAATCCCTTCAAACCATCCTAGAAACGATTTTAAGGTGGCAAGGTTCAACGATAACTACGAAGGTGGATATAGTTGTTATATCTATATATATTGTTAAATACAACGAATTACAATGGCATTTGAAAAGAACGATAAGAGAATCAATAGAGCAGGCAGACCGGCAGGTGCACTGAATAGAAGTACGGAGATGATGAAACTATCATTAGCTCGTGCTACTAATAAAGTAATGGATAATCTCCCAGCACTTATGGAAGATATGATGAAGAAAGACCCGAAGGGTGCAGTAGACATCACACTTAAAATGTTGGAGTTTCATTTACCTAAGCAGAGTAGAATGGAATTGAAAGCAGAAGTAGAACAAAGAATACAGCAAATATCCGTAAACATTAATCAAAAGGTAGTAGATGCATCTGGAAGTCAACACAACGATTAGTTATAAGCACATAGAGGATTGCCCTACTAGGGTTTGTCATTTAGTGGGTGGTAGCCGTAGTGGTAAGACATACGCTGCACTTCAATGGCTTATCGTACAAGCGCTTCAAAACAAAGAGGTGGTAACTATTGTAAGGAAAACAATACCATCGCTTAAAAGGACTGTAATGAAGGATTTCAAAGACCTGATGCAGTTGATGGGTATATGGAATGAGAATGATTTTAATATATCGGATAGGACATATACGTTCTATAATGATTCACAAATACAATTCATCAGTACGGATAACGCTGAGAAGCTGAGAGGAGTTAAATCAAACATACTATGGATTGAGGAAGCATCCGAGGTAGATAGTGAATCATACCTACAATTACAAATTCGTACAACAGGCAGAATCATATTGAGTTATAACCCTACGGTAAGCCCGTGGCACTGGCTTCGTGAGATGGTAGATTGTACTCGTTACTTCACATCATACAAAGATAATCCTTATTTAGAAAAGAGTGTAATCAGAGCCTTAGAGGATTTGAAGAATACAAACATTAAAGCATGGCAAGTATATACAAAGGGTGAGTACACAACAAACGATAAGGCTATATTTGAATTTGAATTAGTAGAGTGGTTGCCTGATGAAGCAGAGTTTGTAGCATGGGGATTGGACTTTGGATATGCTAATGACCCTAACGCATTGGTGAGTATGTGGAAGCTGAATGGTAATGAGCTATACATCTTAGAACACTGCTATGAGAAGGGAATGGTGACAAACGAAATAGTGGATATGTTGAAGAAAGCAGTGAGTGGTAATGAGGAGATATGGGCGGATAGTAGTGAACCAAGACTTATAGAAGAAATTCGTAGAGCTGGGTTTAATATTAAGCCGGTAACAAAAGGTAAGGATAGTATTAACTTTGGTATAGGTGTATTGCAGAACTATAAGATAAAGATACCTAAGAGTTGTCAGAACCTAATCAATGAGTTCTATTCGTATGAGTGGGAAACGGATAGGTTCGGAAAGATATTAGATAGGCCTGTTGATTTTAACAATCACTTATTAGATGCTGCTCGTTATGTAGCAATGATGAAGTTATCACAAAAAGCAACAGCTATGGGAAAATATGTAATCTCAATAAAGTAATATGAAAAGATGTATAATAGTACAAGGACCTGCTTATAGTAATTCCATATCACAAATAAGAGAATGTTGGAAAGGCTATGATGTTATCTATTCAACATGGAAAGGATACGAAGGATTGCATACGGAAGATGAGATAGTAATATATTCAGAGCTACCTAATAACAATGGAGTAAAGAATCTAAACTATCAAAAGGTAAGTACATTAGCTGGATTAGAATTGGCTAAGGAGATGGGATATGAAAGAGCACTGAAATGGAGAAGTGATATGTGGACTAATAACGCTGATGGATTAATGGATTTATTTACGGATGGATACAACACATTATGCTGGGTAGATAGTGAAGGTGGCTACCTAACTGATTTCTTTATGGAAGATAGTGTAGATAACCTTATTAAAGCATGGGACATTCATCCGCATGGTTCGTTTCCTGAGAAGATAATCACCAATAGGATAGATGAGTTAGGATGGATGGATAGAGTGAATCTAATCGTATCAGAATTAACCCCTGAGCTGGACATATATTGGAATACAAGATATGGAGCTTATTGGCAACACAACTTAAATAAAGAAACAATATATAAAAACAATAGAACATGGAAAAAGAATTTGACATCAACAATCTAACACAACAGGACTTCATGGAGATGGCAGCGTATGTGGCAATGAGTGAGAAGAAGAACGTAGAACTTCTCAATGAATTAAGAGAAACTAAATCGTATTTAGCTGCAACACTACAACAAAGGAATTCAGCAGAGATGAAGTACCAAAACCTTTTAGCTGATAAGGCTTTAAAGACTGTACCTATTACGGAAGCAGTAGTAATGAATGCATCCTTTGATTTAATTAATCCAGAACAATGGGCTGTACCTGCTGATAAAGTTAGTGTAGTACCAAAATCAAATAAGATATAATATGAAGAAAGAAATTAAAATAGTAGTACCAACTAAATGGTCAGCTGTAACGCTAAAACAATACCTAGCACTACAAAGAGATTTGAAAGTGTATGGAGAAGATGAGAATGCTTATGTGGCATGTTTGTTACATCACCTATGTGGATTCTCAGCAGAGTATCTGCATAACTTAGATACTGAAACCTTTATTAAGATTAAGAAAGACCTTACAGGCTTTATGACCAATACGGATAGTGAGCTACAAAGGTTTATTAAAATTGATGGGGTTGAATATGGATTTGAACCTAACCTATCAAAAATGTCTTATGGTTCTTATTTGGACATTACTAAGCATGATACATTTGCTATTGATGAGAATTGGGCAAAGATAATGAGTATCCTATATAGACCTGTAAAGAGAAAGAGTATGGGAACGTATGAGATAGAAGAATACGCATTAAAGGATAATGAAGCTCTTTTCTTAGAAGTTCCAATGGATGTACATTACGGAGCATTGTTTTTTTTTGTTCGTTTATTAACGGCCTTACCGAGCGTTATCCTGAAATCTATGATGGATTCGGAGAAGCTCCCTCCGAGCATCAAGTCCGTTTTGGAAAGAAGTGGAAAAATTACAGCTCAGTTATCCAATTAGCAGGAGGAGATATAAATAAGATGAATGATGTTGTGGAGTTACCATTAGAGCAGTGCTTGTTATTCTTAGCTTATAACTCAGATTACAATTACTTACAGAACCTATTACATAAAGAAGTTTTAGCTAGAACAAAATGATAATCCACTACAATTGGGTATTTGTTTGTTAAATAATAAAATCATTAGTATATGCCAACTCCAGCTTACTTAGCCCGATTTAAAGCAACTTCGGGTGTTTACTTAGGACCTACCAGGGGAAAGAGTTCACCAAAGAATAATAGACAAGCTTGTTTATGTGCGAATTCAAACACATACTCACGCAAATGTTGTGATGGTGCATTGATTCAGCAAGGGATAGGACAAACACAATCGCCAGCAGTAGTGTTAGGTGGATTTAGTAATGGGTTTAGTAACGGGTTTAACATCATATCATAAGTAAAATTAATTAACGTATATGTCTCAATTAAATAAAACACAGTTAGAAGCAGAAAATCAAAGTAGCTTTCCTAATAACAATGCTGGATTTATTACTCCTCTAATATTAAGAGAGTATAATACCGATGTTATTGATAGTACTGTTAATCAGGGAGTCTACACTACTAACTCAGCATCTTTCTCAAGCAGTATTGCATCACTACAAACTTTCAGTTCATCATTACAAGCAACGTTTGTAACTGAAGCTGAGTTGACAGCAACCTCATCAGCATTACAGGCTGGGATTGATAGCAAATTATCTACATCATCATTTAACTCATTTAGTTCATCTAACTCAACAACGTTTACTAATTACTCAGCATCAACTGCTGCAGTGATAGCATCTATTGATGCGGTGAACGATACTATATTCGGACAATATACGGCATCAACAAATGCATTTACTGCATCGGTTAATAGCACAACAGGAAGTTTGAATAGTAAGACTGGTTCATACGCAACTACTGGAAGTAATAACTTTGTAGGTGGACAATCTATTAGTAGCACATTAGCAGTAAACGATTTAATATCTTCTGGTTCAGGTGGTACTAGATTACAAATATCAGCAAGTAGAGTTATCATTGATTCAGCTTTAGATGCAACTATCAAAGGTGGCTTAATCGTAAGTGGTGGAGCATTATCTACAAATAATATAACTGAATATACAGTAGGAGCTGGTGTAACTGTAGGTGGTAAGAACTTACAAATAACAAATGAGTTAGCAGTTTCCGGTTCATTTACTGCTTCATTAAAAGAAGGATATATTTGGGTTGGAGATTCTTTAAATAAGAGTACATTACAAATACCTACATCATCAATAGGTGGTGGGGGAAGTGGTGTTGGATTTCCATTCTCTGGTTCTGCACAAATAACAGGTAGCTTAGGTGTTACAGGTTCAGTTAGTATAATTGGTAATACTAGAGTGACTGGTAGTATTGGTGTAACTGGTTCATTAAGTGTTAGTGGCAGTAACCCAACACAACAATCAGGTTCATTCTCTGGTAGTTTAATTTCAAATATCTTAGACATATACACATCGGTATTACCGGCGAAGTATGTGGTAACAATAGATAGTGCATCTTATGGCACTATATTACAATCAGGTACAGCAGACCCTAACACATTATATTTCGTTTCGGGTTCTGCAAATGGTACAAATGGTACGGCAGGTACATCAGGCACTTCAGGTGTAAATGGTAGCTCAGGTACTTCTGGATATGGTGGTGACAAATACGCATCTCAATCTACATCTTCAATTTCAATTGGAACTGCAGGACAAAGTAGAACAATCAATATATCATCATCTTTACAATGGACAGTTGGACAAGGTGTATTAGTAGCTTACGATAACGCCAATAAAATGGAAGGTAACGTAACTGCATATAGTATATCAACAGGCGTAATGACATTTGATATTGTAACACCAACAGGTGCTGGAACATACGCATTATGGAATGTAAACACATTAGGTGCAGCTGGACAAGCTGGTACTAATGGTACTTCAGGTATCAATGGTGTAGCAGGTACATCAGGCGTAAACGGAACATCAGGTGTTAATGGGACTAGTGGAGTAAACGGAACTTCTGGTTTGACGGGTACTTCAGGTCTATCAGGCACATCGGGTGTTAATGGAACATCAGGCACAAGCGGATTAGATGGAGCAGATGGAGCAGATGGTACATCAGGCGTAAATGGTACTTCTGGATTAACAGGAACCTCAGGAATCAACGGAACTTCTGGATTGAATGGAACATCAGGCATCAATGGAGTTAATGGCTCTAATGGAACTTCTGGTGTATCAGGCACTTCAGGTCTTAATGGGACTAGTGGAGTAAACGGAGCAGATGGTAGTTCGGGTGTAAACGGAACTTCTGGAATCAATGGAGTAGCAGGTACATCAGGTGTTAATGGAACAAGCGGTGTGAATGGTACTTCAGGTATCAATGGTATAAACGGAACTTCAGGTATTAATGGAGTGAACGGAACTGATGGTGTGAGTGGAACGAATGGAGTTTCTGGTACATCAGGTGTTTCAGGAACTTCTGGTATTAACGGAGTAGCAGGTACTTCTGGAGTAAATGGTACATCTGGTATTGATGGTGTAGCAGGTACATCAGGTGTAAATGGAACTTCCGGTATAAATGGAACATCAGGCATTAACGGAGTAAATGGTACATCAGGTTTAACTGGTACATCAGGAACTTCTGGATTAACAACAATATTAACAATAGCTGATGAAGGTACAGCGCAAGGTTCAGCAACATTCTTAAACTTTAGTGGGAGTGGTGTTACTGCAACGGTAAGTGCTGGTACAGCATCAATCATAAT